GAGGCGTTGTCGATGATCCGGAACGCGCCTTGAACGGACGCGGCCATGTCAGGTCCCGACCGGGGGCGCGGGGGAGCCGCCTACTGCGCGAACTCCCCCAGTTGCCGCTTCTGCTGCTTGCCGCCGGCGAGCTCGATCTCCTTCGCCCACGAGAACTCCGCGCAGCCGTAGAGGAAGTACCGCAGACGACCCTCGTGCGGAGGCGGCATGGCGGCGTCCGGCCCGTTGTAGAGCCGGTAGGGATCCTCGCCTCCGTACCGCCACGCCGCCCAAAGCAGCCATGCTTCACCCCCGGCCGCGATTAGTTTTTTGCGGCCCTCGCCTCTCGAACGTCCTCGTCGTCGAAGCCCGACACGGACATGACCTGTCGGCGGGGTCCGCGAAGGTGCCGCCGTCGGGCATCTTCAGGAACGCGGGATCGGTGTTGATCGCCGGGATGGCCGTGCCCTCGGTGGCGCACCGCAGGTTCGCCTTCATCTCGTCCATCTCGGCCGCAGCCCCGGCTCGGACCCGATCCTGCGACTGCTTCCTGATCTGGCGGATGCGGTCGCGGTCGATGGCCATGACCGTCCACGAGATCCAAGTCTCGCGGGGCTTGCCGGTGGCCGGGTCGTTGCCCGAGCCGACGTTCAGCTCGATGTCCCGGGATGCGGGCTCCTCGCTGTGATCGTCGGCAAGGAACCACGCCGTCGCGTCCTGCTGCTCCTGCGGATTGAGGTCCCGCCCTGCGGCGGCCTTACCGACCGCTGCCTGCGAGGGACCTGGCTCGACCGTTCGGACGTCGTCTTCTGCTGGCATCCTGTCCTCCTCCGGGGCCCTGCCCCGATGGTTGAGTTGACTCGGGCATGCCGGGCGGGGGTGCGACCCCGTCCCGTAGCGGCCTCGGTACTCCGCTGCCGGGTGGCAGCGCGGTGAAGAACGCCTCGGTGAGTTCCTCGGTGAAGAGGCCCACGAAGCGCTCGTACTCGTCCTCCACTTCGCACGCTCGCTCGAGGCGGGCGATGGTGGCCAGCAGGTCTCTCTGGCCGTGCGAAGGCTTCTGAACGATCTCCTCGGTGACGAGGCGGCGGACGACCTCCTGGTAGTCGATCCTCAAGACCGACTCAGATCTTCGTCTGGCGCACGGCCGGGAGGCCGGTGCGCTCGCTGATCCCTCCGGTGCGGATGAAGTGCGCGAGGGGCCGCTCGCCCTCCCAGGTGAGGGGCAGCTCGCGGTTCACGATGTCGTCGGTGATCTGGAAGCCGAGGGGCATGCGCCAGATGAGGCAGCCGTCGAGCTGCCACTTCTCGTACCCGAGGGCGTCCGGGTCGTCGAACTCGAGCTGAAGCTGGAAGGGCCGTAGCCCACCGCGGCCGGTGCCCCGGTTGCGCCGGCGCTCCGCGAGCCCCTGCGCGAGGAACTGGTAGACCTCCATCTCCCAGCGCGTATCGAGCTTCTGGATGTTGATCGAACCCTCGCGGGACTCCCGCCCCGGCTTGTAGCCCTGCTTGGACTGGCCGACGAGGGGGACCTCGATGCGGTTGATCTCGACCGTGGCCGTGACCTCGATCGCCTCGTGGAGCTGCTTGCCGTCACGGTAGGCCGACCCGTGCATGCCTCCGATGCGGAAGAGGCCCTCACTGGTGCTTCTGGGCATCGCGCTCCTCCTAGCTCACGACGATGGTGTTGAACACTTGCTCGACCGAGCGCGAGAACTTCACGCCGTAGCGGACGCCGACGAACTCGTCGTCATCGGAGGGCGGCGGGTCACGATCCACTGCCGCGGTCCATCCGGGCTGGATGATCTCCGCGTCTTCGCGAGCCTTGAAGCGGACCGCGAGCTCGCCGATGACCAACTCGCGCGTCTTGTCGTTGACGGGCAGCTCGCCGATGATGTCCTCGGCCTCCACGTACTCCGTCAGCTCGGCCTCGATGTTGTGCATCGTGCGCACGAACTTCGGGTTCGAGTAGACCTTGTACGGGAGCGCCCCGTCCGCTGCGAGCGCGCCCGATCCGCCCGAGGAGAAGGTCGTGAGGGCCTTCGTGACCCGGATGGGCGCGAGGCGGTTGGAGTCCCTCGAGAAGACCACGAGCCCGGCCGCGAACGCCCGGGCGTGATCGGCGACGGTCGCGCCGCCGTTGATCGTCTTCATGCCCGCGAGGCGTGCCATCGTGATCGCCTTGCTCTCGCCGCGCTGGGCGAGAATCCCGGCCACGCGGGGTGCGAGCTGGGAGGTGGACCACACGACGCCCGCACTGTCGGTGAGGCTGCCCTGGCCGACGTTGACGATGTTCGGGTCGTTCAGCGTGATCGAGCGGGCCGTCGCGGTGGCGTTGGTCTCGCCGGCCGCGCCGCCGAAGACCGCCATGAAGCGCTTCCCGGCCGCGTTGAGGCTCTGAACCCACGTCTTGAACGAGGCGAGGATCGAGCTGTCGGTCAGGTCGTAGGGCGCGAGCACGCCGAAGCGCTCGGTCTCGAGCGCGGTCATCAGCGCGGTCCAGTCGGCGGCCAGCAGGGTCGCGCCGTCGGCACCGGAGGAGAACGCCTGCGTGGCCACGTAGGTCAGGGCCTCGTCGGTGGCGACGTCGGTCGCGGTCACCCAGTCGGACTCGGCGTTGATCGAGGCCGCGAGCACGGTGATGTCGGTGTTCGCGTAGACGTAGCGCTCGAGCAGGACCGTGCCGTCGTAGATCAGCAACTCGTCCTTGGACGCGTCCGTGGCGTAGTCCTGCACGGTGACGCGCAGCAGGTTCCCGCGCACGCCCTCGTACTTCGCGTTCAGGGTGATCGCCGCAGCGGAGGTGGTGTTCTGAAGGGCCTTGGTCGCCTTGGTCGCAGAGTCGGCGCCCATGCGGTGGACGAGCACCGCGCCCGCGCCGCCCTTGCCGTCGAGGCCCTCGCCCTTGAAGCAGGAGAGCACCGCGCGGGAACCCGGCGTGTCGGAGGCGCCGAAGATCGACCGGAACTGCTCGGCGGTCTGGACGTACACGGAGGTGTCCAGCGGACCCCAGTCGTGGACGATGGGCACGGCGACGGTCGCGCCTGCGGAGACCGGCAGCAGGTCGGTCTCGCCGGACTCGAAGTTGGTGTAGCCACCGGGCAGCAGGGGCCGCGCGCTCTTGCTAAACGTGCCTGGCAAGGTCTAGCCCTCCTCCACCGGGTGCTCGAGGAAGCCCTCGACGGCCTCGGTGATCTCGTCTCGGGTCATGTTCTGCTTGGTGATGCCCGCGAACTTGAGCGCACCAGCGACGATGTGCGGCTCGTGGCCGACGAGGTCGGAGGACTCGGCGAGCACGCGCTCACGTGGGTAGGTCAGGGCGTCGCCCTTGAGCTGGCCGGTCTTCGCGGCCTCCTTCTCCCGAGCGCGCTCCTGCCTCGCAGTCTCGCGCTCGCGCTCCTTCGTGGCCTCCTGCTGTGCCTCGGCCACGTCGTGCTCTGGCGACGTGGCTGCGTCGCTATCGGCCATGCGGGCTCCTCAGATCAGATCGCCTCACGTCTGCGGCACCATACGGCCGTTTTCGACCGCACCCACATGCGACTTTGGCCTTAGTCGGTGGCAAACGGCAAGTGCTCCGCTCGCGCTCGCGCGGCGACGGTGGCAGCCCTCTCCTCGTCCTCGTAATACCCGAGATGCGCGATACGCCCGTTGCGGTTCACCGCCGCCTGCCACTTCTCGTGCCGGCAGTGCCATGCCACCCCGCGATGCGGGGACTGGCGCACTGCTGGCCGTACACGTCGATGCTGAACGCTCGGGTTCTGGTTGTTCTGCGCGCGCGTAGCGACGCGCAGATTCGCCCGACGGTTGTCCAGTCGGTCCCGGTTGATGTGATCCGCTTCCAAGGGGTTGCCGGTCTCGAGTCCCAGCAGATACCGATGGAGGTACTGTCGGCGGCGCTTGCCATCAACAGGTCGGTCGAGCATCACGTAGCCCCGACCGTCCGGCTGTGTGACGTTGAAGAACAGGTAACCGGGCTTCGGGAGCGCGCGCGCATCCTCCTCGTCCATGAGAACGATCCGCTTCGTGCCCACGGGCACCGCGACCACAGCCATCGGCGAAGCTTCGTCCTCCGGTCAGACGTTGCGCTTGAACCCGATGCCCTGAAGGGTCTGGTCGGACTCGGGCACCACGCCGCGTCGCCGCCACGAGAGCCGCAAGTCGGCGGCCACGGCGCGGCGCAGCTCGTCGTCGGGGTCGGTGAGGATGTCCACCGAGAAGTCCGCGACGCGCATGTAGTCCGGGTAGCGGCGCTGAGTCGAGGTCTCGGTGAGCGGCACACCCTCCCAGTCCCACAGCGGCACGCGGAGGGCGTACCCGCGACTGCCCCGGCCGTTGACCCTCGGCAGCGCGGCGACGGCTGTCGGCCACGAGAACTGCCCGCGGTCCACGAGCCCGGGCGTCGCGCTGTCGGCGGCCATCTCGGCGTAGAGGCGCTCGGTGCCGGTGAGCGTGCCCCGGTAGACGCGGTAGCGCAGGGCCTCGGGCACCTCGGCCCACGAGAGCGTGACCGCCCCGTTCGCCGGCGCGGCCGCCTGGAAGCTCGGGGTCGGTGCGGATTCCCCGTGCCGGGTGAGCGCGGTCACGCGGTAGAAGTAGGTGTTGGCCGGGAGGGTGCCGCCCGCGCCGCCGACGGCCACGGGGTCGGTCGGGGTGTCGATGGCCCCGACGCCGATCCGGAAGGCGTGGATCAGCAGCTCCATCACGCGCCCGGCCTCGATCAGGGACTCGTCCTCGTTCTCAGTCTCCTGCGGGTGGCAGAGCAGGTTGAAGGGCTGGACCATCGTCGTCTCGAAGGCCGGGCCGCTCGGGATCGCGCGCCCGGCGTAGCCCACGCGGCAGAACGGCCGGCTGAAGACGCCCTGCTCGTAGGCGAGGCGCACCTCCCAGTTGTCGCCGAGCGCCTGCGAGGTGTACTTCTTCAGCGACCGCAGCGCGTCGGTGCTCGACCTAGCCATCGGCGAGCGCCTCGGTCTCGCGGGCCCACTCGTGGAGGATGTCCTCGAAGAGGTGGTCGAACTCGTGCTCGACCATCTGCGCGGCGATCGCCACCATGTGCTGGCCCGGCGAGCCGGGGTGCATGACGCGCTTGGCGAACACGTCCTCGCCGGTCTTGCGGTCGCGCCAGTGGAGGGTGCCGCCGGGGGTCTTCGGCTCGATCACGTACTTCGTGCCGGACGGACCCCAGAGGCCGGTGCCGAACTCCACGTGGGGGGCGTAGTCCACCTCGGTCGCCACCCCCGACTCGTAGCCCGTGAACGGCCCGACGCGCGCCTTCGTGACCGGGATCTGATACCAGCTCGAGCGCAGGTTGCCGTGGCGGATGGGCGAGTTCCGAACGGTCCATTCCACCATGCGGTCCCCGCCCCGCTCGGCGATCCGGTAGAGCGCCAG